CGGCACGGGGCTGACCGGTGGTGGCCAGCTAACGTCAAACGTGACGCTGAGCGTGGCTAACGGCGGGATTGGTACTACGCAGCTTGCGGCTTCTGGCGTAACGTCTGGAACCTACGGCACAGCGACTGACATTCCCGTCTTTACGGTTGACGCCACTGGGCGCGTAATGTCGGCAACTACTATCCCTGCGACAACGTCCGGCTATGTGCCCGTGGCTACGCAAGTGATTGCGGGTACAGGAATGAACGGCGGTGGCCCCCTAAACGCTAACGTAACACTGAACGCAAACCTATCGAGCGCGCTGCCGCTGGTGGGGAGCAACTCGGGTGTTGCCGGGGTTTCTACCAATATTTCACGCGCTGACCACCAGCACCCTGCTATAGATTTGACGTTGGACGCGCAAGTAGACGGCATCCTGACGCTTGACCACGGCGGCACAGCACGCAGCCTGGTAATGGCGGCTGGGGCAATAATGTGGTCTGGCGCTGACGGGTTGTATGTTGGTCCTGTTGGGCTTTCAGGTCAAGTGTTAGTGTCTGGAGGAACTGGAGCACCAACGTGGGGTTCCGCGCTGCTCGTTGTTGACCAAGCAGCAAATGTTGTTTATGCAGGCCCAGCCGCAGGAGCCGCCGCACCTACAGCCTTTAGAGCTTTGGTGAATGCAGACCTTCCGGCTTCAGGCGTAACCGCCAACACTTATGGTTCATCCAGTGCAATTCCTGTATTGACGGTCAACGCTAAGGGCGTGGTCACAAGCGCCACTACTGCCAGCTTCACCGGCGGGTTGTCGTACCAGGGGTCATGGAATGCCTCGACCAACACGCCTACACTCACTTCTAGTGTTGGTGTGAACGGCTACTACTATATTGTGTCCGTAGCGGGTTCGACTAATTTGAATGGCGTTACCGACTGGCTTGTGGGTGACTGGGCTATCTTCAACGGCGCTACATGGCAGAAGATTGACCAGACTAACCTAGTGTCTAGCGTTAACGGTCAGGTTGGTGTGGTCAGTATTGCTTATGCAGACTTGGCTGGCACGATACCCACGTGGAACCAAGACACCACGGGCACGGCTGCTAAGACCAACGCACTGAACTCAGCCACCACGGTGGTGAATGTTTCTTCCTCGTCCGCGCCAACCAATGGGCAGGTGTTAACGGCGACTAGTGGCACGGCGGCGACTTGGCAAACGCCAGCCCCTGGCGGCGTCACCAGCGTTGCCCAGACCTTTACCGGCGGTATTATCTCGGTGGCTGGTTCGCCAATCACCTCAACCGGCACCCTGGCTCTTACCGTTGCGGGGACTTCCGGCGGCGTACCTTACTTTAGTTCTGCGTCAACCTGGGCTACCTCGGCGGCACTAACCGCTAACGCGCTGGTAATTGGTGGCGGCGCAGGTGTGGCTCCTGCCACAATAACGACCGGCACAGGGGTTGTTACTGCACTGGGCGTTAACACTGGATCTGCCGGGGCGCTGGTTGTTAACGGCGGGGCGCTTGGAACGCCTTCTAGCGGCACTTTGACCAACGCAACGGGGCTACCCCTCGCCACTGGTGTGACCGGCACCCTGCCGATTGCTAACGGCGGCACCAACACCACGGCAACGGCTACTGCTGGTGGCGCGGTTTACGGAACAGGCACCGCTTATGCGTTCACTACGGCAGGCACTGCCGGACAGGTGCTGTTGTCTGCTGGGGTGGGCGCTCCTGTGTGGGGCAACATGGACGGGGGCACATTCTGATGATTGAAAAACTCATCGAGCGTTTGTTCCACGCCAGAAATGCTGCGCATATCGCGCACTGGAAGACAAAGTCGTATGCTGAGCACAAAGCACTGGGGCATTATTACGAAGACGTGATAGAGCAGCTGGACAGCTTGATTGAGGCGTATCAGGGTACTTTTGGGATTATCGGGGCGGTTGAGGGGCAAGAGAAAAGTATCTCTAAAACCATTAACGACGACATAATCTGGCTTAATGAACACCGTAGCAAGTTGAGTAAGGGTGTTCCGGCTCTTGAGAACATTGTTGATGAACTCACCGCGACACATATGAAGACCTTATACAAACTTGAAAATTTGAGGTAACAAACATGGCACAATCAGGCTACACCCCAATTCAACTTTATCGCACGACCACCGCTGCGGCTGTCCCTTTGGCGGCAGACCTGGCGGCTGGTGAGTTGGCTCTAAATACTACTGACATGAAGTTGTATTGCGAGAACGCGGCGGGTACTGTGACCTTGCTGGCTGCGAGTGTCACTCCGGTAGCAAATGGGGGCACTGGGATAACCGCCGCTGGTACTGCTGGCAACGTGCTGACAAGTAACGGAACATCCTGGGCTTCCACTGCACCAGCAGCGAGTGGCGCGACTAAAGGCCAAGCAATCGCTTTTTCACTCATATTCGGACTCTAGGAGACCACCGTGGCTAACCCCAACATAGTTAACGTCACCAACATTGTTGGTAACACCAGTACCAACTTAATCAGCTCAACGGCTGACCCGTTTGCAACTGCGCTGGCAAGCAACGCTGCCTCAAGTGGCAAGGTCTTCAAGATCAACTCCATTGTGGCGGCTAACGTCGATGGCTCCTCTGCCTGCGACATCACGATCAAGATATTCTCTGCTGCGGCACTGGGCGGGACGGGTACTGCGATTGCCTCGACGATCTCTGTCCCTGCTGACGCAACGCTGATTATCACTGACAAGACAACGAGCTTCTACCTACTAGAAGACAAGTCTATTGGTGCTACGGCCAGCGCAGCGAACGACGTTGTTGTTACAGTATCGTGGGAAGAAATTACGTAAGGGGTGTCCCATGTCTTTACGCCGACCCAATGGCTTTATCTCTGCGGGCTTTAATCCGCTGGAAGTTCCCAACGCGCCTACGATTGGTACGGCGACTTATTCTTCTGCTACGTCTGTCTCAATAACCTTTACCGCGCCTGCTAACGTGGGCGGGTCTGCTATTACAGGGTACGTGGCGACTGCGAGAAAGACTTCAGACGGCACGACCATCAGCGGCACAGGCTCCTCCTCTCCGGTTACTATTTCTGGCCTGACTACAGGCGATGCCTACACGGTTACGGTGGCGGCGGTTAACTCGTTTGGTCTTGGCGTGTCTAGCGCGGCGAGTAACTCGGTTACTCCGATGGAAATGCAGTTGTATAGTTGGGGGGATAACGGCAGCGGCCAACTCGGCCTTAACGACACAGCTAACCGTTCAAGTCCGGTACAAGTTGGTGCTTTAACTACATGGTCTCAGACTGCGGGCGGGAGTGGCTTTAGCCTAGCTGTTAAAACTGACGGCACAATGTGGAGCTGGGGGAATGGTACTGAAGGCCGCCTTGGTCTCAACGACACAACTAGCCGCTCTAGTCCCGTGCAGGTAGGGGCTTTAACAGCGTGGTCTCAAGTTGCAGCGGGGGGTCGATTTTCTCTGGCTATCAAAACTGACGGTACGCTATGGAGTTGGGGGCAAAATTACTTTGGTCAACTTGGCACTAACAATGTTGTTTACCGTTCTAGCCCAGTACAAGTAGGGGCTTTAACCGCTTGGTCTAAGATTGCTGTTGGGTATAGTCATAGCCTCGCTATTAAAACTGACGGCACACTATGGAGCTGGGGGCGTGGCACCGCCGGTCAACTCGGTCAAAACAACACAGCCTACGTTTCTAGCCCTGTTCAAGTGGGTGCATTGACTACATGGTCTCAAATAGCGGGCGGGCAGACTAGTAGCCTTGCAGTTAAAACTGACGGCACCCTTTGGTCATGGGGATATAACGGCCTTGGACAACTTGGACTTGGTGATACTGCTAATCGTTCAAGCCCGGTTCAAGTGGGGGCGTTAACTACTTGGTATCAAATAGCTGTTGGCAACCAACACGCGCTTGCCACTAAAACCGACGGAACGCTCTGGAGTTGGGGGAATGGCTTTAACGGTCAACTAGGTCAAAACGCTGCTGGCCCCGGCACTTACCGCAGCAGCCCAGTGCAAGTTGGTTTGCTAACTACGTGGTCTAAAATTGCGGGAGGACGCGCCTTTAGCCTTGCAG